TTTTATTACAGATTTCTAGATCATTAAACTAGACAAGATGTTCTCAAGAGACTCAAAGATGGATAAGGCGGATAAGGCTAGAATGCGTGAGTTGTCGCGCAACTTTGATAAGATAATAGTGGAGTTTGGATCTGATAAAGCTCGTGTTGACTACACTTTGGAAGTTGAAGATTCTTTGACTAGGTACAAGTCTATGAGGCGAGAGAATTTGTTCGCAGTGGTGATGCCTTCGGGGTCTGGCAAAACTAGGTTGTGCGATAGATACGGGTTTATTGATATCGATAGATGTACGACTAAAAGTGAGCATAAGCTGTTAAACAGGATGCGTATCGATGCGTTAACTGGTAAGAGTAGTTGGGAGGAACATAATAATTATTGGATTCCTCTAGTTAGTGAGACTCTCGATAAGATGAATATTGTAGAAGATACCATCATCATGGTACAGACTGAGACTTTAGCTTTGGCGGTTGGCGCTCAACCTTTAGTAGGTATGTGTCCTGATGATAGGTTGTTCGAATCAGTATATAAGCAGAAGATAGGTGCAGTTGAGGATGGTGGAGATGGCAATGCAGAAGGCGCTAGACTGGCAGCCGTTAACCGAGCGCAATTTTTATCTCATTCTAATATTGTCATGAAGACTAAACGGACTTATTCGTCATTTCAGGAGTTGGACGCATTGATTATTAAGGTGATGTTAGCTAACGATTTGTCTACTGCTAGGCCCTACAAATATTCTAGGCGTATAATCAGTAGTTATTATTCTGACGATTGTCCTGAATGGGTGCTGGTTGGGGACAAAAAACGAAGAAATGTTTCGGAATTATTAGCTCTGTACGATGCGGGCAAAGTGCCGCGAATATGCATGGATTACTTTATGATGGATGGGGAGATACCTGCTTCATTTGGGTTCGGGATGCGACCTAATGAGTGGTCTACGTTCTATGCCAATGTTAGGGCTAGTACCGGGTCTAGGCAAGACTTTGATATTGGTGGGGATATGTCTCAGATATTTCCCTATACTTATTCTAAGATGGAGACTAGATGCAATATAAATATGCAGCGTTTAGTCAAGGGTCATGATTTGTTTGGTGATCCAAAGGTTTATGAGTTGGCTACTTACCATGTTGGTAAGCCCAATAACTTTGTAACTGCTGTGCTATGTTATTGGATTGGTATCGGGTCTAAATGTTCTAGTAAAGATGACATATTTGAGCTGCTCAAGGTCAATTTTCTCTGGTGGACTTCCATAATGAAAGAATTTCATGGTTTGGTAAGACTTAGTCGTTTTTTCTTGTCTAATGAGATAGAGGAGGAAGAGAGACAGAAGCTTATGTATTTAAATTTACTTGTGGGTAAGGAGATTGAGGAAGCGGATTGGAGGCAAGAAGTTGAGGATCGTACTTGTGATGACCCTATGCCAAAGCATCTTGCTTATGATGTCAATACTGGTCTATGGACTAGAGAGGCATATTGGCGTGATTTCTTACATGGTGTGGACACAGCGTATTTGAGATTCGACAAAAAAGTTAGTAGCGAGATACGTTCGTTTGATGACTTCTTTAGATTGAGAGCGTCTTGGTTGACGAAAGGTAGTCTAGTTTACAACAATCTAGAATCTGAAATGAAAAAGTATTCTATTGATCTAGTAACTGAGGTTGGCGAGGTTGTTCAACGTGTGACGGGCCGGCATAATAAGAAGTCTTTGTTCGAGGTACTTGATAGTTTAACGAAATTAGAGGTGCCTTTCGAATTGTTTAATGTCACTAAGATGGTGACTAAGTTAGACGAATGTGGCCACACTAAACGAGCGTTGTTTCCGGGCAGTCTTTTACATTACGTTATCCTTTGCTATGTCATACATTTTGCTGAAAAGCAGGGACAGGTAGGCAATGTGAGGCTGAATGCACCGGCGGATGATAATCTAGAGTACTTTGAAAATAAGATGACAGATAGTATACCTAGGTTACTGTTTGATTGGGTTAATTATAATTCTTATCATTCTATGGATGAAATGGCGGTTGTTATAGAGAAGTTAAGTGTCGTGATTGATGGACCTAGTGATTACATGGATTTTGTTCAAGTGGCTGCTATGAGTATGTACAATAGT